TAGAGCTATCATTATTGCTATTATTCGAGCAAAATTCGCAAGCGTGAAGTCGTGTGTAACTGTTTCTTTCTTTTTTATTCCTATAACATTCTTCTGCTTTTGCGTTCGCTCCTGGCGTACATTTTGCTCTGTATTTTTAATGTCCGTCTTGCGCTGCCTATCGTGAAATAAAAACCTCTCTTTCGATAGCAGTTTTCCTACATCATTGTAGACTAATACCACCGAATCTCGAACGACGATTGAATCGAAATAGGATGTAAGGTTTTTTACCACAAATGAATCACGCAGCACTACTGAATCTCGCACAACCGTTGTATGCGTTTCTGCTGCTACTAGCTTTTTTGAACTGCAACATCCTGTAGTGAGGAATAAAAGCAGTAAGTAGATTAGATGTCTCATGTTTTATAAGTTTTTATATTCAACTTTAGCATCGAAACAAGGACACGCTTTGATACGCTCCCAAGGGTCTACAATGCCGTTTTTATTTGTATCTGGCGAAAAGTCTCTGTGTCCCTGAATAATAGCGTTTGGGTACTTCTTTTTTAATGCTTTTAAAAGCAATAAAAGCGACTTCTTTTGCTCTTCAGTTCGATTGTCTACAGGCTTTCCTTTTGCGTCAATTCCACCGATATAAGCAACGTTTATAAGATTTGAATTGAATCCTTTTACACCATTGCTCACTTCATCTTCTGAAAGCGTGTTAAAGACCTTTCCGTTCACATCCACGATATGGTGGTAGCCTGGCTTTGACCAGCCTTTTCTTTTAAACTCAAGTAAGAGTTCTTTAATAGTTGCGTGCTGACTACTTGCTGTGCAGTGTACAGCTATGTATTTAATATTTCTCATTTTCTTGTTCTTCTTTTTTTATCTCTTTCTCCACAAACGTTTTGATGTCGCCATATTTCGAGTTAATGTAAGCCTTTATACCGAACACTGAACCAGCGTAAACGAGGCATTGACCAACGTACCACAAAACAGAATCTTTCAAGTCGTAATTGTTGAAGAAAAAGCACAAAAAAACCAGACAAACGCCACTAGCAAGCATGCCTAGAGCACTGCCGTATTGTATCCATTCTTTCGTATTCTTTTGCATAATTTCCTCCTTTCTTTCTTTTTAGTAACTTGCATTAATTTCAATTCCTCGTGTAGTTATTCTCACCTTATCTACATTCTGATTATCAAGTTCTAATTGCTCTCTGATTCGACTTCTCCAGTAAAGGATGTCGTTATCTAAAAGCATATCTTCGATGCCAACGCCAACCTCTGGACGTTCTTTTAGCTCTCCTTGATGAAGCACCAGTATTAACGCTTGATTTTGCCTAAGCGTGTCGCCCAAATGTAAGCCTGAAAGTATTTTGCCTTCATCGTCAAACTTTGGCTGTACATCTATCTCGAAGTTATTTAATTTTATAGCTCTCATCAATGTTTTATTTTTTCGTCTTCATAGTCTTTTCTTTGCAGTTGATTCGCTGATGTTGTAGGCGGTGTCGTCGGTCCATTTGGTGCAGTGTGCGTGTGCGAATTAAACACTTGAACTAGCTCATTAAGCTTTGCCGTTAAGGCTTCAATATTTATTAATCCACCAAGTTTACCACCGTTAATAGTGATACTTTCTGCTACATCTACAGCTACTACTACAAGGTTTGTCATGTCACCAGAAAGACTTGCAAGGATAACTGCTGAACCAATTACAGGCGTTATTAGTATTTGCGTTTCTTCTTGCTTTTCAGAAGCACGAAGGCGAACGTCTGAAACAGTTAAACTACCTATCTCAACTGTGCATGTAACACCGCTAACTTCTTTCACAATTCCTTGCAAAATTGTAACACGACCACCTCCTGATGATGCCTGTTTAATTAGCGTTGCGAGTTCTTTGTATTGGTCCATATTAACTTAATCTATATCCAAGTTCAACTTTGCGTTTTCCTCCGCCTTCTGAAAAGTCAGTGGTGACTGAACGCACGAAATAAGTGCCGTCTTTGTAGGTGTAATCTCCATCGTGAATGCTCGCTGTATCACCTGGATTGCATTCTGGTATTAACCATGTCGTGATGCTGCCGTCATACCCATCGAACGTGCGTCTTTTTACTTCTGCTTCTCCTCTTGCTTTCATACTTGCGGTGTCCGAGGCATGACACTTTACTTCCACTTTTTCACCACCAGTAGAGCCGACTTCTATTTCTTTCACTTTTCCGTCAGGCATAATCGCTTTTACAACGACTTTCACCTTCTTATCCTCTGCTCGTTTAAAAGATAGTTCTGCTTCTTCAATGTTCACGGCAAAATCGTAAAAACGCTCTTTGCCCACAACTTCACCAGGTGGATGGATATGCAAAACACCATCTTTTAAATAGATGTCTGCTCCGCATTCTTCTTGCACCTTCTTTAACACATCATAACCTGTTGCATCTCGAATTACGAATTTATCATACACCCATGTATAGCTACAATTCACTTTATAGTTTTTGCCTATGCCTTTTACCACTTTTGAAAGCAAGTCACTAAGTGAAATCTTCTTGAGTTCCTCGTTTGGCAAATCCTTTCTAAACTGAAACAAATCATCTTCGCAGAATAGTTTAATGCTTCCACCATCGGTTGATATTCTTTGCAAATAACCTTTAAACTCTTCTTTGATTCCGACTTCTTTATAGCCTATACTAACGCTGACTTCATCTCCTCGTTTAATTTGCTCTTCTACCTCTAAAGCTTTATTTAGCCTAGCAGCAGGAAGAACTATCTCACAAGTATCTGCAAGCAGCTCTACACTTTTATGAATGGTGATACTGTCGACCATTCCAAGATAGAATTCGCCTATTTTTACTTCGAAGTCTAGTGTATACATAATTACAGGTTATTTGTTTCGCAATCCATTATATTCTTCACGTCCTAAAAGCAGTTTGTAGTCGTTGTCTGAAACAGCTTTAATGATATAGTTCTGGTTTTCTGTTCCACTGGTAAAGGGCAACTCCCATTCTTCAATTACGATATGGTTTATACCAAAAATCTCCAGTAGTGGTGAAAGGCATGATACAGATGCAGCTTCGCAATGCTTTCGCAATTTTGATACATCTTGTTCTGGATATTTTCCATCAGTAGAAATTAAAACACCTTCGATTGTTATCTCATAATCATCCTGCGCCCATCTTTCTTTAATGCTACCACGAACACTACCTTTGTTCACATTGCGCTTTTTAATGATGTTTTTACCTGTGATACTAATCATGGGTTCGAATGGTAGCAACCACGATTTTGCGCCTGGTTCTTCTATGCGAAGTTCAAGTGGCATTGCCATTGGAATTCCAAGTGCATTGGTTCGCACCATGTCCTCGAGTTCTTCATCACTCAAAGCTTTTATGCTATCATAATCTTCGCTGTCGACATTCGCTATTCCAATTTCACGAAAAAGCCAATATGGCGGTACTTTTCCTCCGATGATTCGAAGTGCAAGATTCTCAAGTACAAAGCGATGAGCCTTGTTATTTACCTTTAGTGGCAAACCTTTGTCTAATATTTCTCTGTACTCCATACTAACCTCTATCTGTTGATGTTGCAATTGCGAGTGAACGATTAATGCATTGCACAACTACTCTTTCAAGTTCTGCTGTATCTGCTTTATCTGACATGTGAACATGGATGGTATCAAAGAATTTAGAAATGTTCATGGTGATAGCGGTTGAACGCTTTCCTCCTGTTGCTATTTCTTCTGCTGATTTGCCATGTTTGCCCTTCTTGCCTTTTTTGCCTTTACCTTTCTTGCCTTCACCGAAAACTACTTCGTTACTTGTTGTTTTGGCTGAACCTTTAATTCCTGGATCTGCAATCTCCGACTTACTTTCAGCTTTCGCTTTGTCTTTTGCTCGCTCATTCTTTAGGTTCTTATTAAAGTTAGCACCGATGTTAGTTGCGGTGTCATAAGTTGAAATGTAGGCTTTTTTAAAAGCGTTATAACCACTTATCTGCTTAATACCATCAGTGAATGAATCTGCTGCACCTTTGAAATCGCCTTTAAATAGCTTATAAAGTGACGTCGCAACGCTACCTAAACCTTTTACCAAGTCGGTAATTCTATCAATCAAGAAGTCTTTTAGGATATTTCCGAACTGCTTTATCGTATCCCACATGGTGATCAAGAAGGCACGAAAGCCTGCAAACTTAACCCAGGCATACCCAATAGCTGCTACAAGTGCGACAACTGCAGTAATCACAAATCCTATAGGGTTTGTTGTCATTGCTGCGTTCAACGCCCATTGAACTGTAGTCCAAATAACAGTTGCTGCTTGACAAAGTTTTGAAACAACCAAATAAGCTGCTAATGCTGCATTGTAAACTTTCCAGATAGTGAAGATTCCTAGTACAACTCCTCCAAGTATTGCTAATTCGGTTTTGAACTTCATAACGAACTTGATGCATGCACCAAACGCCCTGAATACCATCTGTAATCCATTTGTGATAGTTGGAATAATGGCAGTAATTAGCTCTTCTGCACTAGTTACAACTGTATCTTGAAGTGTTGAAAGCTTTCCTTCCAGGGTTTGGCTTTTAGCTTCCATCATGCCGTGAAACTTACCACCTTCTCCTGTAGCATGTGCAATTGCTTGTGCTACATTTTCTGCGGTGATTTGTCCTTTAGACATCATGTCTTTGAGGTCTGCAACTGACTTGCCTGTCATCTCTGAAAGTTCATGAACTGGATTAAAACCAGCGTTGATAAACTGCTGTAAGTCTTGACCCATTAAGTAGCCCGTAGATGATACTTGACCCATCACAAGTGAAAGAGAAGCGAATCTATCTTTATTACCACCTGAAATATCGCCTAACTGCTTCATCAGTGGCAAAACCTTTTCAGTTGAAATACCAAAGTTAAGCATCTGTTGCGCACCTTCGACGAGTTCCATTTTTCCGAATGGAGAATGGTTTGCGAAGTCGCCTATTTCTTTAAGCATTGCACCTGCTTTACTTTCGTCGCCTACAAGAGTTTTAAACGCTACAGCGGTGCTTTCTGCTTGTGCGCCTAAGCGTGAAACAGCACCAATTCCAGCACCGATGAGCGTTGTCGGATTCATCAAGAAAGCCATTCCAGGAATGCTCATCAAGCCAGACTTGAAAGAACTAAAATTAAACGTCTTTGTAAGTGCGGTTTTCGCCTCCAAAGATTTTAATTTTATGTTATCAAGCTGTTTTTCGCAAAGACGAGCCGTTGCCAAAGTGTTACCTGGCGTTGCCGTTATCTTGATTAAAAATTTTAAAGCATTATCCATTACTTTCTAGCTTTCTTATTTCACTCAGATTTTTTATAGTTTGCGCCCAAACCTCGTCGGGCATTTCGTTGGGATCAATTGAAAGGTAATAGCGGAGCACGGTGTCCCAAAAGAGAATATCTACACCGTCCGAAGTATCAACTTCAGCATCTTCTAGAGCTTTTTTATTTCTGCTTCTTTCACCTCCAAGATGTCTTGCATCTTTTGAATTGCTGCCAAGAACAAAGAGTCATCTTCTTTAATTTCCTCATCGCCATCAACCCATAAGGCATTCAGCATGACTTCGCTCATTTTGACTGGATCTTTCACAGCTGAAGCATAAGATAAATCCTTACGAGTTGGACGATGCAAAATGCAACTCTTATCTTCTACTGTTATCTCGAAAAGCTCACCATGTTTAGCTTTCCACTCTTTAATTTGCTCTTTAGTAAACTTCATCTTTTACGCTTGTTTTTTGTTTAAAAAAATGAATGGAATAGCCTTTTCAAGGTTCTTATCTCCTTGCTTCCACTCTGTATTATCTTCTGTGAACTCAACTCCAATAAGGATGTCAGTTGTCCTTGCGTCACCTTGCGAGGGGTCGCCATAATCCACAATAATGTCTATCGACGTGTTCAAAATATCACCTTTAGCAGCTGCACGAAGTGCCAAATATTCACTTTGCACAAGGCTAATTTCACCGCTGTAGTCGTAATTACCACGCTGTACAGAATGTGGCTTGTTACCCTTTGCATGGAGTAGTTCCTTTTCACGCTTAATGTTGTACTTGATGCCACGCAAGCCAGTAATGTTGCGTCCACCCATTACAACGGTGATGTCTGCCCATTCGTATTCTCTTGAATTAAACATATCTTTTAAGTTTTATAGCAAGGTAGAACTTAATCTACCTTGCATTATTTTACTTTTTATCTTTTGATTTGCCACTCTCTTCAACCAAGAAGCCTAGGTTCACGTCAATAAAGCGTGAATAACCAAACGGTCTAACTTTGATAGTCACATTAATCTTACTAGTCGCAAGAACGTTTTGCGAAGCATCAATGAAAGCCTTGCAACCTTCTCCTGCTTCTGTTGCAGACAGTTCACCTGCAGCAGTCATTGCACGATTGATAGCGTTCTCAATTTCTTGCTGCCAAGCCATCACAACGCCTTGATGCAGAGTGCCATTTTCATTCACTGTGAGCTCATCTAACATGAAGTTAAGAAGTGCATTATATCCAATTCGATAAGCCTTATCAATGGTTCTTCGAGATGTCAAGTGCGAATAGTCATCTGTTTGCTCACAAGCCATCTGATCATCCACGAAGTAGTAGCCACTTTTGCCTACATACTTTCTTGGAGTGATATAGCCAGCGTCATACAAATCAGAAACAAGACCGAAAGATTCTTCTACAGTGTTTTCACCAAGATACATCTCTAAAGGAAACAAAGAACCATCTTTCACACGTCCAACGTTGCGTTGAACAGGGATGATAGCCAATCTTCCAGCTAGAGTTCCAATGGCAGCACCCTCCGAAGATTTAAAGGTATCACCAATAAGAACTGCTACACGGTTGTATTTTTCTTTGCGCAAAGATTTAGGTTTTGTTCCTTTAAATCCACGACCTTCAAGAACCACGAAAAGAGGTGCATAAAGGCTTTCTGTTGCCCACTCTGCAAGTTGTTGCGCCTTTGGTAAAGCTGTAAAAACATCTTCATCAAGACCTTGCGTTGTAGCCGTTGCTTCTCGACCATCTCCAGCTACAAAAATGCCACGAAGTGCACCGTTTTCAGAGGTGATAAGTTCTCTAATTACACCACTTTCTTTATCGCAAAGCTCGGTGAATGTTTTTGTTTTGTCCACGCCAAAGACAATAACCTTTGTGCCTTCTGGTACTTCGTTGTAGAAGTCTTCAACATGCTTAAATAAGCGTGGATTGTTTTCCGATGTAACGCCTAACTTTTTCAAATCATCTAGCGAATGAATGCTATATGAAGTGTCAAGTTTGAAAGTTTCGGCAACTGCTGCAGCTGCGATAACGAAGGCAAACAAGCCGTCGGGAGAATCCCCGACGATGCCTAGCTGACCATTAAGAAGTTGAATTTTAATTCTTGGTAACATACTCAAACCTCCTTTTATTTAGATGCTTCAGCTAGCAAGTAAATACCCTTCTTGTCGTATCTGCGTACAGAACCACCAGTGCGAAGCAAGAATGAGTAGATGTCACCGTAGTAAAGTGGGTTGTTCTCTGAGTCAAACATCTTCACTTCACCAATAGCACGTGAAACTGAAAGCTTATGCCATGCGAGTGCTGCTGCTAATTCTCCAGCTTCGCCAGTTTCGTCCCAAGGAAGTAAGGTCTTATCGTTTTTCACACGAAGAACCTTTGAACGCTTCATGATGTTGAAACCATAAAGATTACCAACAATACCTCGTTGAACGTCTGTCGAGTTTGCGAAAGCCCACTTATCTGTATCTGCTAAATCAGCTAGCAAATCAGCGTACATGTATGCATCTAAGAGCAAATAACGATCGCCTTCTGGAATGTTATCTGCATCAAATTTTGTCATCAAGTTAATAACATCTTCTTTGCAGATGCGCTTGCGCTTTCCAATTGAAGTAGCAGAAGTGTGTGCATCTCTTTCTTTTGTTCCTGTTGTAAGGATTACCTGCTCTTTTGGAACTAACTTACCCCAACACTCAAGCAAGCTAACATGTGCTTCTTCTTGAAGTTGTGACTTGTCATTTTGCAAGACGCTGTTGCGCTTATCGTAAGACAACTCAACTGTGTCTATATTTGGAATATAGATAGGATCAGTTGTGAACTCGTCTATTACGTATTCCAAATCGTGGTCTGTGCGTTGATTCACAGTTGCAGGTTTGGTTTGTCGATTCTTTTTCACACCTGAAGGAGCACCAGCATTAGGTATGTGCACCTTGTGATTTGAAACGTGAACTGAATCGTCTACTGATTTTTCAGCAAACGAGTTTGATGGATAGAAGTTTTCCACCAAAGACTGCTGCCAAATTTCTTTGTTCAATGCCATTGTAATTTTGTTTTAATTTAAACCAATAAATAAGTAAATAATAAGTAAATGTAGGTGAGATGTATTACAGAGGATTACTCCTTATAATCAATTCCAAACTTCTCTTTATACTTTGCCTTGAAAGTTTCAGGAGAAGCAGCACGAAGGGTTGCGAGCTCACCTGCTTGGTCGAGTTCGTCCCAGGACTTATTAGCGATATTTTCTGCACCCTTGTTCTCAGGAGCAAAGACAGAAGATGCCTTTACAAAAGGATTTGCTTTCATTGAATTAATCAATGCTTCTGTATTTTTTCTATCACTTTTCATGAGATTTGTAAAGCTTTCTTTTTGCTCGTTGGTAATTTTACCTTCTGCAATAGCTTTATCAATGAAAGAGGTAATTTCTTTCTGTTCCAACACAGCTAGCTTCTCTTTGTAAGTATTAACTGCTTTCTCAAGTGCTTCAACTTTAGTTGCTGCATTCTCAAGCTCATTGATATGAGCTAAAATTGCGTTGTCGTCTGCCAAATTTGCAAATGATGCAACGCCCTTTAAGTGGTCTTTTAACGTCATTTCATTATCATTTAAAGGCTGTTCGAGCCTGTTATTAAAATAGTTGTATATTTCCTCGGTTGTCGATGCTTTCACATCTTCACCTTTCATATCGTAAATGCCATCTATTAGCTTCATTTCTAAAGCTTCTTGTGCGCTAATCCAATGGTCTTTTTCATCGAAATATTTAGCGACAATTTCCTCTTTGTTTTGTCCTAAACGTCCAGCAATCATTGATGCAAGATCATTCTGCAAACTTTCAACTAGGGTTGCAGTTTCTCGAAGCTCTGAAGCTTTACCATAAGCACCAGCACTTACAGCGTGAAGCATCAATTTAGCGTAAGGCGACATGTACAGGGGCTTTCCACACAAAGCGATGATACCTGCGATACTTGCTGCAACGCCATCTATATACATTGTTATATTAGCTTTGCTGTTACGAAGTGCGTTGAAAATCGCCATGCCTGAAAAAACATCTCCTCCAGTGCTGTTAATGCGTACATCAATCTTGTTGTACATCTTCTCTAAAGCAAGTAATTCGGACACTACTCTCTCTGAATCTACTTGCTGATTTGCACCGACATTTCCATATAAAAGGATTGCGACTTCTCCATCTCCTGGGATGGTGTTAAAAATGCTGCTATTTGTCATTTTCGTTTGTAAATTTTTTGCAAATATAAAGAGCACTTTTCGATAAAAAAAACGGCTTTTACATGGTTGCGTTACGTTTGTATATCATTGCAAATCAAATACATACAACAAATAAAGCGTTTTTATTTCAGTAAAAAATATATGAACTTTGCACTACACATTATTAAAAGACTTACAATGGGAAAGGACAACAGTTTAAATAAAAAAAGTATTGCCCAATCGCTATATCTTGATGGCAATTACACACAGGAAGAAATCGCTGAGAAAGTTGGAACGACAAGACAAACGATTGCGAGATGGGCAGAAAAAGGAAAATGGCAGGAAATAAAAGCGTCAAAGACCATTACACCAGAGCAAATCATTTCGCAATGGAGTTACCAAATTGTGGAAATCAATAACAACATTAGTTCACGTCCACCAGGTGAACGTTTTGCAACAACGCAAGAAGCGGATGCACTTGCAAAGATTGCAGGTGCTATCAAGAAACTAGAATCTGATATCGGTGTGCCCGACTGCGTATCTGTAGCGATGCGCTTTCTTTCGTGGTTAAGACCAATTGATATTGACAAAGCAAAAGAGTTCAATAACTTGTTTGACGCTTTCATTAAAGACCAGGCAAATAACAAAAAATAAATATGGTAAAATGGACTGATAAGCAAGCCCTTGCGATTTGGGAAAAATATAACAAAGGACTTGCAAAGAACATAGATATAGACGAATCTCTATCTCGATATGACATTGATAAAATGCGTGAGAGGTTGGAGAAAGATCCTGTAGAGTGGATAAAATATTTCTTTCCAAGTTATGCGAAGTATGAATTTGCACCTTTCCATATCAAAGCAATAAAACGCCTTATTGCTAATGATGAATGGTATGAGGTCCTATCGTGGTCAAGAGAGCTCGCAAAATCAACTGTTGTAATGTTCGTTTTGATGTATCTCACACTCACAAAGCGCAAGAAGTTCGTAGCACTTGCAAGTGCTACAATTGATGCAGCTGTGCGTTTGTTGACACCTTACAGAATTAACTTTGAGAACAATCCAAGAATACAACAGTTTTACGGCAAACAACCAGTCCTTGGACAATGGACAGACAGAGAGTTCACTTGTACTTGTGGTGCTAAGTTTATTGCTATTGGTGCTGGTTCTGCGCCTCGTGGTATGCGTAACGAAGCCATTCGACCAGACGTCATTTACATGGATGACTACGACACAGACGAGGACTGCAGAAATCCTGTAACGCTCAATAAAAAGTGGGACTGGGTAGAAAAGGCTTTGTACCCAACACGCTCTATTTCTGAACCCACATTGGTTATATGGTGTGGTAACATCATCGCTAAAGACTGTTGTATTACACGTGCAGGCAAACTTGCAAATAGTTGGGATGTCGTGAATATTCGTGACAAAAACGGCAAAAGTACATGGCCTGCAAAGAATACAGAAGAGCAGATAGATAGAACGCTATCAAAGATTAGCGCAAAAGCGCAACAGGGCGAGTATTTTAACAACCCTGTATCAGAAGGAAAGATTTTCAAAAATCTTACATATGGCAAAGTACCACCATTAAATAAGTTTCCATTCCTTATTGGATATGGAGACCCTGCCTATTCAGATTCAAAGAAGAAAGGAAGTTCAACAAAAGCCTTGTGGCTTATTGGAAAGTTAAAAGGCGTGTACTATGTTATAAAAGGATTTTTAGCACACGAAACGAATGCCAACTTTATAGGCTGGTATTTCGAAGCCGACAAGTACGTTGCAAAGAAGACCAATGTTTATTGGTATATCGAAAATAATAAGTTGCAAGACCCATTTTATCAACAGGTTTTTAAGCCACTACTTCGTGATGAATGTGCAAAACGAAAAACGCAGTTATTTATTCGTGAAGACACACGAAAAAAGACAGACAAAGCTACACGTATAGAGGCTAATCTTGAGCCTTTAGATAGACTTGGTAATATCATCTTCAACGAGGAAGAAAAGGACAATCCACACATGCAAGAGCTCAGAAACCAATTTAAACTCTTCGAACTTTCACTTCCTTATCCTGCAGACGGATGCGACGCTGTAGAAGGTGGCGTTACAATGACGGACACTAAGACGAACGAACTCGAACCAGTTTACACAATTGGCTACAACGAGTTGAACGAAAATAACCCTTATACAATTTAAGTTATGCAAAACTTTATATCACTTGAAGATTACGATGCTTCAATCCATCGTGAAATACTTGATAGCCTTTTAAGACAAGGCACATCGGATTATGATCCGCAAATAATAGAAATATGTGAGGATAGAGCTATCTCTGAAATGAAAAGCTACCTCAATAAAAAATATGATTGTCAGGCAATTTTTTCACAGATAGGAGAAGCAAGACATCCTCTCATCTTGATGTTTGCGGTAGATATTGCAATCTACCATATTT